AGCAGCATCAGCAGGTATCACAGCAGCTGGCGAGCGTAGCGACGCTGCCGACGGTTGCGGCAGAGCAACAGCAGCAGGTATCACAGCAGCTGGCGAGCGTAGCGACGTTGCCGACGGTTGCGGCAGAGCAGCAACAACAGGTATCACAGCAGCTGGCAAGCGTAGCGACGTTGCCGACGGTTGCGGCAGAGCAACAGCAGCAGGTATCACAGCAGCTGGCGAGCGTAGCGACGCTGCCGACGGTTGCGGCAGAGCAGCAACAACAGGTATCACAGCAGCTGGCAAGCGTAGCGACGTTGCCGACGGTTGCGGCAGAGCAGCAACAACAGGTATCACAGCAGCTGGCAAGCGTAGCGACGTTGCCAACAGTCGACAACGCGCAGCAATCAATACTGCAACAGTTTATGAGCACTCAAGCGCCAGAAATTCCGCAGATTGACGCTGCAGTAATACCGCTAACTTTCGCGCCAGCGCCGAAGTTTGAAACGCCGACAATCGACCCAGTTATTATTCCGGTCCAGTTCGATCAGCAGCCGCCGCAAGTAATCGATGGGTCAGTAAGCAGCGCACAAGAGTCTATTATTAAAGCGTTCAGCAAACAGCAAACAAAAGCAGAGATAACGCTGCGCAACGAGACAGACAAACGCGCAGAAGTTACTCAAAGCGACGAGCTAACAACTTTTAAAATGCAAGCAAATGGCGGTTTTTAAATGAGCTACGTTACAAGACTATCTAAAGCAGAGTATACGCCCAGCGGCGGCGCGGCGATCTCGTTTTTATACGAAGACGTTGACAAAGTAACGAGCAAAAAAACAGTCTTGCTCGACGCGATTGACGGCTCGCAAATAGTACAAGAGCTATTAACGCCCCGCGATCAATACCCCTTAAAAATTATTTTTGCCGGCGTAGACCACGACCTGCAAGCGCAAGCGTTTACGCAAGCACTTGCGCAGCCAGGCAACGGCTTGCTAAATCACCCACGCTACGGATTACTCGAGGTCCTCCCTGTCGGGGACATTAAACAACAAGAGAAACTAGTTAAAGGCGCAGGACAAACAATAGTCAACGTGACATTTGTCGAAGCTTCAACGCCCGCAACTCAGCAGTCGTCAAGTTCGCTCGCAGGGCTGAGCAGCGTTCAGCAGCAAGCAATTGCAAGTAGCTTTAACTCTAACGTTAACGTTACTAACAGCTACGAGCAAGTGAGCTTTGAAAATAGCGTTGCTTACTATGTGAATTTAGCGCAAGACTATCTGTCAAACACAAGCGAGACAATAGCAAACTCTCAGCAAGCTATTGCTAGTGCTGCTGGTCCAGCGGTAAACATAGCAGGCTCGTTAAGCGCGTTATTTAGTAGCGCAAGCAACGAAGTCGACAGCTTAGCTTCGTATATTGATTTACTGTTGAGCGCTGAGACACTGACCAGCTACGACAATACTGCAAAGAACGACAACGCGACTCGACTAGCTTTTGCTCAAGCAGCACATCTAGCACACTTAGAAAAAGCGGCCGCTGCGGCTTACGTAAGTCGGGAGCCTGTTGTTTTTCGCTACGTAATTATAGACGGCCAAGACAGGCAAATAACTGAGTTCGCTAGCGCTCAGCAACTTGACTTTGATGCTCGCGCAGCTGATGCAGTCGCAAGCGCAACGCGGGCAGACTTAGTAACTAAGTCTTTTCAAAACGCCGCGACCGTGCGCAGGTCAGTAACGCCCGCGAGCAACATTATTAGCGAGTCAGTACTAGCGCACGGCGACGAATCTAAGATAGAGCAGTCGATAAACGATAACAATCTCGCGTTTGAAGACTTTTTTACACTACAGACAGTAAGCGAGTTTAAAGCGTATGTATAAGCTAGAGATAATCATCAACGGAAAGACACTATCTAGCGAGCTGCTATCTATAAAACTTGATCGCAGCTTTGACACGTTTGACGCCTTAAGCTTTAGCACTACAGATACCAGCGCGGCGGCCCCGATGGGCTTTGAGCCCGTCGAGTTGCTAGCAGACGGAATGACGGCATTTACAGGCGTAGCAGTTAGCACTGCACAATCGCGCAGCGCTTCAGGCGACACACTGACAGTAAATTGCTACGCTACTTGCGCGATACTCGAAGACTGCACACTCCCGCCAACTGCTTACCCCGCGGAGTTTTTAAACTTAGACTTACAGCAAATAGTAGCGCAGCTGCTACAGCCATTCGGCCTAACGGCTACAGTTGCCGGCAGCGTAGGCTCACCTTTTGATCGCGTAGCTATCAAGACCGGCGAGCGCGTCATGACGTTTATAAACAAACTCGCAAGCCAGCGCGACATAGTTGCATCAAACGACGAGCATGGCAATTTAGTATTGCGTAAGTTTGAGCCGTCAGGCACTAGGCACAATTTAAATCCAGAAAACGGGCTGCTAGAATCCTCTAAGCAGTCAGATGGTCGCCGTGTCTACGACTCGGTTACCGCAATTGAACCGGTGTTTATTGGGCTTGCAGGCGGTCAAGTAACAAAAAGTAGCGGATTAACTCAAGCGTTTAGGCCGTTTGTCTTTGAAGCTAGTGACACTGTAAACGCTGATATTGACGCATCTATCGACGCAAAACTAACAGCGATGCGGCGCGGCTCGTTTAGCGCACAAGCTAAAAACGGTGGCTGGGGTGATACTATTTTTAAACCGCTAGACAGCTGCACTATTGAATCGGAAACTTACGAGTATTTTATCGATAGGGTAACGCTATCAGCTAGCGCAGCAGGCCAAATTGCTCAGCTATCACTAGCACTTAACAACGAGGGGGAACCGTGGCGGTAGCTCAAATAACTTCGACTGAAACGCTAGACATTAACAGCGTAAAAACGACGGACGTAAAGCACGACACTGGCGGAGGCGCTTTTGAAACAGGGCCGCTATTTACGCCGCCCGGCTTTGAGTCTGTTCCCATGCCGCAAGACTACGCGCTCGTAGTAACGGACCAGCGCACGGGCGGCCGCGTAGTCGCTGCCAGCCTCGACCCCGCTAGTCAACGCGAGCTGGCAACAGGCGAGTCACTAGTCTACTCTCGCAAAGAAGACGGCACGACCTCAGCGAGCATTAAGCTAGAGACTAACGGCACAATAATGGCAAGCAATGATAATATTACTGCGACGCTATCGGAAGCGGGCGCAGCGACAATAGTAAACGAGAATATTTCGGCTGAGGTATCAGAATCAGGCGCGTTCACCGTCGAAAACTCGGCAGGACATATCAAGCTACTAGATAACGGGACTGTTGAGATCAACGGCGTTAGATTTGACACAAGCGGAAATATAAGCAATGCTAAGAAGATTGACGCAGAAGACGCGGAGCTAACGAGCAGCGTTAAAGCCGACAGCGGCGAGTTCACGAGCAGCTTGAAAGTCAACAGTAAAGAGCTTGACGGCCACCAGCACACTAACGGGAACCCTAAAACAGGGCCAAATTTATGACCGATTTTCTGGTAACACAATCAAGCGACGGCGGCGAGCTATTCGACCCCTACGCAGTAACTAACGAGCTAGAAACTGCTGTTTATTTGTCGCTGTTCTCGGCAAGCGCGCGGCTTTGGTTCGGCGACTTTGACGCGCAGACAGTACCCTCCCGCGTTGAAAGCAAGTTTTACAATTTCACTCGCGGCGCGTCAATGAGTAGCGCGAACTTGATAGAAGCAGAAAAACTCGCTAATCAAGATCTGAGCTGGCTTAAACAGCAAACCGGGGTGCAGTCTGTTAACGCAGAGCTAAGCGCCAGCAACTTGCGCAAAGTAGACATTTTGATTACAATACAGACAAACGACACGCAACAGTCTATTAACTTGAAAGCTAAGTGGGGCGCAGATTGACAGACAGAACGCCAACGATCACAGAACAGTCAAACTCAATAGAGAGCGCGATAAGCGCAGAGTTAAGAGCAGAGAGTCGCACGACAGCAAAAGCGTTTGTTAAAGTATTCGCTAAAGTTATGAGCGCAGTGGCTATGCTTTCACACAAGCTAGTCGAGCACGTAGCGCGACAGCTTTTCGTTGCGACAGCACAAGACAAAGACAATAATTTTCTTGGTTCGACGATCAACCCGTTAACAGCGTGGTCTGAATTAGTCGGCGTAACGCGTATGGACGCGACGGCGGCACGTCTAACGGTGACGGTTAAGGCGCAGCAGATAGGCGCTACACTGCCGTCAGGTCAGCAACTGATCAACACTCGAACTGGCGTTATCTATGTGCCGATATCGAACACCGTTCTTTCTGCTTCTGATACACTAGTTGACATTATCGCAATAAGCGACAGAAGCGGCGGTGACGGGTCGGGGTTGGTCGGGAACATGGAGGTAGGCGAGACATTAGATTTTGCTAATCCACTTTCAGCTGTTCAGCGTACCGCGACAGTTTCATCAATATTAGAGACAGCGGTCGAGGCAGAAACAAGTGACTCACTGAGACAGCGGACCGCGACAAGATACACGCAGCGGCCAGCGGGCGGCTCGCTAGCAGATTACAGAATCTGGTCGCGCGAAGTCGCAACTGTAGACGGCGCTTTCCCTTACACCGGGCTGCCCGGAGTTGTCGATTTGTACATAAGCACTAACACTGATGATAGAATACCTAGTCAATCAGTGCTCGATGCCGTTTTGGCGTCTGTGCAATACGATGTTAGCGGGTTGGCGTCACGCCGTCCGCTACACGCATTTGTAAACGTGCTGCCCGTGACTGTCGTAGACCTTACGGTCACAGTCAACGGACTGGAATCACAAGACGAGTCGGGGTTGCAAACAGCTATTAATGACGCCCTTGACCAGTATTTTGCGACGCTAAAGCCGTACATTGAAGGGCTCGACGTCGCGCCGCGATATGATACAGCCTCGCTAGTCGAGATATCCGCTATAATAAACACTGTGTGTAAAGCGCGAGACAGTTCGTTTTTTAATGCGTCGCTAACAGATTCTGCAACAAATACTGCGCTACTTGAATACGTATTGAATACGGGCCAAGTAGCAACAGCAACAGTGATTTATGTATGACTAGGTTTTTTGACGCTGTACGCAGCTTGTTGCCGGACGGTCCGGCGTGGCGACTACCAGCTAGAAGCAACATAAGGGCGGTGTTTAAGGGTTGTGTGTCTGAGTTCGACAGAGTTGCAGAGCGAGCCGCGAACACTTATACTGATTTGCTGCCGCAAAAGACCCGGCACTTAGACACGTTTAATAAGCAACTGGGTATCGACACCCAAGCATTAGACGAGCAGCAGAAACGAGACACGCTAGCGCATGAGTGGCAAAACTTGAGCAGCAATCTTAGCGCTCACAACTTGCAACGAACGCTCCGAGCTCACGGCTTTGACGTTTATGTGCACGAAGCTTTTGACCCAGCAACACCTATGACCGCAGGCACACAAGTAGTGCCGCAGTACAGAGACCCGCGCTTGCATGTGCGCAGCACTTACACAACGCGAATTTACAACAGCGGTGCTGGCGAGGCACACATGCAAGCGGGCGAACCCGCAGCGCAAGCGGGCTTTATACTTGAAGCCGACGGCTATCCGCTTGCAAACATAGCTTTTGAGACTAAACCCGTTTTAAGTTGTGTTGCGGGAGATCCGTCGATGCAGGCTGGCGAGCTCAAAGCTCAGGCGGGCGAGTACTCAGCACTTGAGCGCAAGCGCGTAAACCCGACATTGCCTGACGACCCAAAATATTGGCCTTATTTTATTTATATCGGCGGGGCAAATTTCGGTGAGCTTGCGAATATCAGCTCGTTACGCAGACGAGAACTAGAACGAATATGCTTGCAGAGGAAACCAGCACACTGCTGGCTTGCAATGCTAGTAAAATACATATAGATGGGGTAAATTATGGCTACACATCCGCGAACTCGACTACCCGACAACACAAAGCCGGCGAGTCCTGAATACCCGTACGGACAAGCGCAAAGCATAACCCTGCCAGGTGATGGCACGGGGACGCCTTGGGACGAGTCGCATATAAACGACTTGTGGGGTTGGAAGCAAGCGTTACTGACTGCTTCAGGTATAACGCCAACGGGTTTACCTGAAACTGCGCTAGCGTCGCAATATCTACAAGCGATGATAACGTTGACGGGTGCGATACTACCCAACGTCGCATCAATGCAAGCAGCTACTCACATTTTTGTGGGTGCTCGAATATCCACTCAAGGCTATTATGAGATCGGCGACGGTGGCGGGGCAGAATATATTATCGTCGCAGCAGGAACAGGTACGCACGACGGCGGTCGGTATATCGACTTAGCAGGCATTAGCGCACAAGCGAAACTAGTAAGCTCTAAAGTCAATGTAAAAATGTTTGGCGCTAAAGGCGACGGCACAAACGACGACACTCAGCCGCTCATTAACGCGCTGAACAGTTTCCCTGTAATCGGTCAGTCCACAGACCCTACGCCGCTTACATATTATCGCGGAGTTTTAGAGATACCAGCAGGTAAATACAGGATAACGGACCAAGTTGTTATACCGCTTGGTGTTTCGGTTATTGGCGACCCGCAGGCTACTAATTACAACATACCGGGGCTAGTAGATGACGGGATGGGTAGTGTTTTTTGGGTTGAGAACACTACCAACTTGCCAGCGTTTGTCGTTGTCGGCGCAACGCTTAGAGGTACAGCAGCATCTATCGAGAATATAAAGTTTAGCCATGGGCAAACTATGCGACTTGCAGGACCGTATGCGGGAACGTGTTTTGATTTGCAGGGCGCATTCATGTACAACATGCGTAACTGCGGATTTTTCGAGCTCGGATTTTCTACAGCGCTGGGCTGCTCAGTTAACTCGAACGGGGTTCGCGTAGACGGGTGTAACTTTATTAAAATCGGTGACCCAAACAGCCAGCAAACAATGCCTCCGGCGTCTGGGTACACTGCTGGCGACGGGATCGACTTCAGACAGTGTTACGATTCGTTTGTCACAAACACGTTTATCGAAGCGTGCGGAGGTACGGGCTTGCAAGTATCTACTAACACTAAAGTGATCGGTTGTTTCGTAGATTTGAATAAGCGAGGTATCCACAGCCACGGCGAGCACAATCAGATTCTTGGCACAAGCGTAAAGTGGAACCAAGTTGACGGTGTACAGCTTACTAACTCAGACGGTATTGTTATAAGTGGCTGCAACATAACGGGTAACAACTATCGATCAGCAACAACAGGCGCAGATATTGGCTACGCGATACGATTCGATACAACTAGCACTAAGCACTTTACGATCACGGGCAATAATCTAGTAGACGACTTCGAATCAAATCCGGTTCATAGTCAGTACAAAACAGTTCGCCAGGCGGCAATTAACTTAGGACTAAGCTCTGACACGAAAGGCGTGATTACTGGAAACGTGTTTAGCGACCCTGACGCTGGGTGGGATTCAGCAGTGCAAAACCAGTACCCCGTTGCTGACGTCACAAGTCGTGAAGTTGCTGGATTTGTTACTATATCTTCAAATCATATCGAAAGCGCTGGCCCCGCAAACTTAGTACACGCTCCGTTTACTACAGCTGCCGGGACTACTTTAGGCACTGTAATTAAGCGTATAGCTTACAAAGACAGCGACGGAAACGTGATCGGGCAAATACCACTGTATGATGCAATAACTTAGAGAGGGCAAGTAATGCCGCAGACAAAAAATTTCAACCCTGCGACAGACGTCAAGATTTGTTGCACGTGTGGTCTCATAAGCTGCGACAAGCGCAGCATAAACCAAGCGACGCTAGACGCACTACAGCGAGTTCGTGACGACTACGGCAGGCCGATGCGCATAACGAGCGGCGGGCGTTGCGCCAACCACCCTAGCCAGCGCGCTAAAGCAAATCCTGAAAGCGGAGACCACTTCGCGGGGCGGGGTGTTGATATTGCAGTTAGTAGTCGTCAAGAGTACGACAAGCTCGCGCTGCTTGCAGGCCGACACGGATTTAATACAATCGGGGACGGCTTAGAGCGAGGTTTTATCCACCTTGGTCGCCGAGATATAGGCAATGCCGTTGTGAGCTGGGGGTACTAGTATGGGTTTAATTGCCAGGTTGTTCGGCAGCGAGAAGGCTCTTGACAGCATAGTAGCTAGTGTATCAAACGGGTTAGATTCACTCGTATACACTGACGAAGAGAAAGCGGCTCGGGCCGCGGAAGCAACTACAGAAGCTCGTTTGATGGTTGTCGAATGGATGAAGGCAACGCAAGGTCAGAACTTGTCTCGGCGCATAATAGCATTAGCCGTAACGGCTTTGTACATTATGCTG